CAGAAGGTGAACAAGCATTTGTACCTTTTTTGTTTAATCGATGGCTTACAATGTATAGTAAAGATACTGTTGGGTTTGTTAATGAGACTCTTAATAAATATTGTGGTATTTTTGATACGGATAAGCAAAAAACATATCAGATGTATTATAACCTAATACCACGTTTAAAATTTAAACGAATTAGTTATATTAAAAAGGTTAAAAAGGATAAAGAGAAACAAGATGAGACTGATCAACTTAAGATGATTGCAAAGAATAAGAATATGTCTGTTCGCGAACTAGAGATATATCAGAACATGCTTGATTAATTTTTAAGTTAAAGTAAATATAGACATGGCACAAAGAAGTATTGACACTCTTGCACCGCAGAAGCATCTTATCGATCTTACACCCAATAGTGAAGGTGATGTAGGTCTTTCAGATGATTATGAACTTTCAATGATTTTTGACGATATCTTATTAGTTGAATATGTTGATGATAATGAAACAGGTGAAATTCAACGCAATGGTATTTTCGTACCTACTAACGCATTAACGAAGGCTTGGCGCAGGGCTAAGGTTATTCTTGCTGGACCGAATGCAGAATATACCAAGCCAGGTGATATTGTAATTTTCCCTAACAATCTCGGAGTTACTGTTGCTAATATTGATGTAAATGGGTCTACAATTAAAAGAGGTATTTTTCTAAATGAAGATAGACTATTCGGTATTTGTAAAGTAAAGGATGATAATACAAAGAGTAGCTCTTGATTCACTACTACTTAAAAATGTATGTGAAGTAAGATTTGTACGGCGAAGACCTGGAGCGGGTGATGGCCCTACAAGACGTATGCTGTGCACTAAGTCTTATGAACTTTTGACCTCAGTTAACGGCCGTATTACTTTAAACTACGCGCCTCCGAAAGGACCAAAAAAGATTAACGAGGCGGCAGAAAATGTTTTAGTAGTATGGGATATTTTAATGCAAGATTATAGAACTATTAGTATGAACTCTTGCGATTTAATTCAACAAATTCCAGATAAAGAATTTTGGGAATATTTTAATGAAAACATTTACCCAATGTCGCCTGAACAAAAATTTAACTTTATGAATTCATGAATGTATCTCTTGAAAATTTTTCCGATCATTTAAAACCATACCTTTTACAAGACGTCGCTATATGCACTGATCGTAAGATTATTAGAAAAGGTAAGTTAAGAATTTTTCAAATAAAACAACATTATGCTAAATTGACTTTAGAAGATGAAATAAGGACGCGTATTTATGAAATACCGTACCCGTTTGAAATAACCACAATGGGATCGAAAACTATTCTTTGCTATAAGCTTAGTAAATTACTTAATTTTGGAGATTTAGATTTACAAGTTAAGTTTCTAGATTCATCAAAGAAGTCCAAAATATACAACGAAAATTTGTATATAATGCCGCTACATGAAGTTGATTTATAGTGTTGATAGACTATAATGATATAAGTGATTAATAACTTATTGCAACACTTTCCACAGGGATACGATCCAAATTCGTCACAAGTTAAACTCCTTAAGAGTATTGATGATGCCTTTGAGACTGGTAGTAAATTTGTAGTGTGTAATGCACCTACTGGTAGTGGTAAGAGTTTTATATCAAAAACATTAGGTAATGTTGCGGAAGAGAGTCCTGATGAATTTCGTGAGCTAGTTACTTCATATGCTGCTTATAAACGTACGCAGAGTGGGTATACATACCAAGATGAGTGTGATGAGATGTCATCGTTTGGTTGTACAGCGTTGACTATTACAAAGGCGTTACAAGATCAGTATAAAGAGTTATTTAAAGAGACTGCTGTCGTTAAGGGTAAGTCGAATTATCAATGTGCAATAGATGAGCGATATCCTGTTGACGTAGCGCCATGCTTACATTCTGCTAATTTAAAGGCGGATTGTTGGGCTAAAAATAAGTGTACATATTATGAGGCAAGAAATAAAGCTTTAGTATCGCAGTTTAATACTTTAAACTATAATATGTTTTTCGCTTTACCTAATCACCTTAAGAAAAGACAGTTCTTGATTTGTGATGAGGCTTCAGAGCTAGAGGATCAATTAGTTAAGGAATTTACTTGTAAGATTGACTACAAGTTTCTTGCAAGAATGGATGTTGATATTAGACCGTTGACAAAACGTATGTCAGCAGTTAAGTGGTTAACAGAGTTACAAATTGATCTTACTGATAAAATAGATGAGATTAAAAATATTCTCGCTGTCAAAAAAACAAATAATAAGAAGGCTATTCTAGATCTTACTACAAATATGCAACGTATAATGAACTTGCAAAGTAAGGTTGTATTAGTTACCGATTCATGGCAAGAGTCTGAGTATGTGTACGAGAAGGATGCTACAGGAATTATATTTATGCCTCTGAAGGTTAACAAGTTGGCATATAGATTATTTGATTATGCTGATAAAGTAATCTTAATGTCAGCTACAATTATTGACCCAGATAACTTTTGCAAGTCATTAGGTATTGAAGACTATAAATATGTTGAAGCTGAATCAACGTTCGATCCTAAAAAGGCTCCTATAGTTTGTAATCCTAAGTATAAGTTAAATTATCATACAATGGATAAATACCTCCCACGTATTATCAAGCAGGTAGCAGAAATATGCAATCATCATGCTAATGATAAAGGTATTATTCATTCTCAAAATAATAGCATTACAGCTAAACTAGGTACTATGTTATATGGAGATAGATTTTTATATCGTGAACCTGGTATTAAGAATGAAGATATTTTAGATAAACATATGTCTAGTGTAGATCCAACTGTTCTTGTATCACCTTCTATGTCATATGGGGTTGACTTAAAGGGGGATCTGGCCAAGTTCCAAATACTTATTAAAGCTCCCTTTCTACCTACAAAAGATGTTAGGATTGAGCGGATGATGAAAAATGATTTTGATTGGTATCAGAATAAAATGTTGAGTTCGTTGATTCAATCGTGCGGTAGAGGTATTCGATCTAAAAAGGATACATGCATTACATATATACTGGATGGTACTATTGTGGATAGTATTTTACGGTCTAAACATAAGTTACCAAAATACTTCCTCGAAAGATTCGTTTAAGCATTAAATATATACAATGGTTAATTACACCTACAACTTTGAAGTTAAAGATCTCTTAACGCAGTTTGTAGCAGCTTTTGATGACACGGTTATTAAGCGCTACGACAAAAACAATAACGCGCGACAAGAGATTGGTGTTAGGTATGTGTTTGCTCCTAAGCAGCGAATAATGCATGATATAGTTAACAAGGCAAAGAATATAGAGCTTCCAGTAGTTGCTATTAATTTAACTAGCGTAGCATACGATACAGAAAGGGTTTTTAATAAGCTTGATAATTTTGAAAATTATGCTAACGCTAGTTCTGCTTCGGCTATTAGGACACCTACACCAGTAAACTTAACTGTTAACATGTCTATACTTTGCAGATACATGCAAGATATGGATCAAATTATTTCTAACTTCGTACCATATACAGATCCATATATTATTTTATCATGGAAGGAGCCAGTTTCGGACAATGTTAATATTAATTTAAACACCCCTACTGAAACAACATATAGTGATAAATTTAGAATTATTGCAGACACATCGTTTACTATTAAGGGTTGGTTGTTTAGATCGAAAAATGAAAGATCTTCTCCAATATACTTTATTGAAAATAATTTTATAAATGTAAGACCTGACTTTAACCTTAATCAAGGTCTATCGTCTCTAGAGTATGAGTCATTCTATGACTCGTTAACATCAGTTGCAGATATAGAGACAATTTCATTGTCAGGTTTACCTGATATTACCAATGTATATTTCAATACATCTGGCTCATTGCTACCTATTGATAATCCTATTACAATTAACAGAGATTTATCAGCAGGAGGAAGAAGTTATACGTTATATGGTGATAACTATAATGAGACAGAATTTTTAATGCTTAGTTCTAATAGCGCTATTACGACAGGATTTACTGCTGTAAGTACAACATATACAGGCGAGGTTAGCGGCTACCTTCTCCCTAATAGTCAATGGAATGTCCTCAATAATCAAATACTTAACATTATGATACCAGCTCTAACCGCTTCAGGTAAATTTGATGTTATTGTTAAAACCCCAGCAGGTTGGAAGACTTCAGCAGAAATTGATGGCTTCCACTTCACCGCAGAATAAATAACTAAAGATGGCTGATACTTCTCCAACAAATGACGGTAGAGCTGCTACTTTTGGCAGAAATCTAGTGAGTTATATCTCAAATAGATTACCGTACGCAAGTCAACAAGACGATCAACTCAATACAAAGTATAAGTACTTTGCAAAACATGGTACTCAGAGGGCAGAAGCGTTAGCGAAAGCATCTGTTACATCGTCTAATCCGTACAATAATATACCTATCGGTGATTTTGGTAAAGATGGTTCTTTCCAGGATGTAATGTATGCGTCTCTAGATGCTAATAAGAGTGGTCGGTTACGCGACTATCGTATTATGGCAGCTTATTCTGAAGTATCAGATGCTTTAGATGAAATCTGCGACGAGTGTGTTAATGTTGATGAAAATGGTCGTGCAGCTAAAATTCATTACGAAAATATTGATCTCTCAGTAGATGATAAAAAGGGATTAGATGAAGAGTTTGATAAGTATATTGATTTTTTCGAACTTAGGTCAAAGGGTTGGCAGTATTTTCGTCAGTTGTTAGTTGAAGGGGAAGTCTTTTTTGAACTTATCTTACATGAAGATTATACCCAAGAAGGTGTTTTAGGGTTAATGAATATTCCTGCGGAAATTGTCGACCCTGTTTATAACAATATTCAAAATATGCTGGTTAAAGGGTATATTTACAAAAAGCCAATTTTTAGCACCTCACAACCTGAAAAAATTGAAAAGACTGAAATGATTCCAATGGAGCAAAATCAGTTAATTTATGCAAATTCAGGTGTATATAACGACACAAAAGATTTTGTAGTACCGTTTTTAGAGAATGCACGGCGACCATATCGTCAATTATCGTTAATTGAAGATGCAATTGTTATTTACCGACTGGTAAGAGCTCCGGAGCGTTTAGTATTTAACGTCGATGTTGGTAATATGGCCCCACCTAAAGCAGAAGCGTATCTACGTAAGCTTATTCAGAATTATTGGTCGAAAAAGACATTCGACAACGATCAGAGTAGTGTAGTTAATAAGTTTAATCCGCAATCAATGCTTGATGCGTTCTGGTTTGCTAAGCGTCAAGGTTCAGAAGGTACTTCTGTTACTCAGCTTCCTGGAGGTGCTAACCTCGGTGAGTTAGCTGACTTAATGTATTTTATTAAGAAGCTGTATCGATCACTTAAAGTACCTGCTACACGTATTGATCCAGAAGATCGTACAGTTGATCCATCAAGCATCTTACGGGAAGAACTTAAGTTTGCAAAGTTTATTATTAGGCAGCAGCAGCGTTTTGCGACTGCAGTTAAAAGAGGCTTTATTACACATCTCAAATTAAAGGGGTTATGGAATGAGTTAGAGTTAGGTGAAACTAATATTGAGATTATCTTCAACCCACCAACTAACTATTTTGAAATGCGTGAGTCTCAGAAGTTAGAGCTTAAGGCTGGTAACTTTAATACACTCGCAAGTAATGAATTTATATCTGTTACTTATGCACAGAAAAAGTATCTTGGTTGGAAGGATCGTGATATTCTTGCTAATAGAGAGTTCCTTCGTAAAGATGCTGAAATGCAATGGGAGCTATCTCAGATTCAAGCTGCAGGGCCAATGTGGAAAGAGCAGCTAGCGGCAACTGCTGGAGCAGAAGCAGAAGTTGGCGGAGAAGGTGGTGGTGTTGCAGGTGGTGGTGAAGGAGGGATTCCTGAGTTTGGCGGAGGTGGTGCAGCAGATACAGTAGACGCTGATACAGGAGATGCAGGTGCAGAAGAATTTGATGCCGCTGCTGACCTAGGACCGGATGCAGGAGCTGATGCCTAAATGTAAAAAACCGCTCTTTATTAATAAAGAGCGGTCTTGTTTAGTTGATATTTATTATAGGCTATCGTCCCAAACCAATATAAGGTTAGAGCCACGATTTTCTAAAATTTGAGTGAGTACAGCACCACTGGTAGGTACTACAGTGGTATTAATAAAATCTGCAAGATAAGCTTCAGTGTAACGACCATCTGGTTGCCCACTTGTTGCTGGAACTATAGTTACTTGGTAAGCCATATCAATATTTAATACTTAGTATCTTATATACCATAACTTTTAGGTACCTTTTTTGAGATAGTGGATTAAATAATTGTATGGCATCTGCATGT